GCTATCCTCTTCAAGCAAATCAGGATCCACAACCACAGGCTCACTGCTCATGGTGTTCCATATTTGCTCTACCTCTTCCGTCTTCTTTTGATTCATCAAAAAGAGATACGCGTCATACTCGGAACGGTCA